GGCCAGTGCGTCTTGCGACAACCTTTGCGCGGTGCGGGCTTGGTGGATTCTATCGCCGGAGATATTGGCCTTGCCCTCGTATGTGTAAATCTTCAAACCTTTTCACCTCGCTTTACTTGACAATAGCATTTTTTACGCTTAATCTTGTAATAAAGATTTACAAAACATAAAAAAGCATAGAAAAAAGTAAAAATGATTTACAGATGAAGCGGAGGCCGGGCAATATGAGAAAGCAGCAGGAACGGAGAAGCGGGCGGCAATGGCTGGTTGCGGTGCTGGCGGTGGCGCTGGGGCTGACGGTGGCCGGGTGCAGTGCGAGTGTAGCCAGCAACCACGAACACGAATGGGAGGCGGCGACCTGTGAAACGCCGCGCGTGTGCAAGACCTGCGGTGAAACGGACGGCGAACCGCTGGGCCATACTTGGCAGGAGGCCACCTGCCTTGCCCCAAAGACCTGCACGGTTTGCGGTAAAACGGAGGGCAAGAAATCAGAAGATCATGTGTGGAGTGAGGCTACCTGCACGGAGCGGGAAAAGTGTGTGCTTTGTGGCAGAGTGAATTTCCACACGGAACCGCTGGGGCATGACTGGATTGCACCGACATTGGAGGCACCCTATACCTGCGCCCGGTGCGGAGAACAGCAGGGAGAGCCGCTGAAACTAAGCGCGTTTAACCGTGGGCACAACGGCAAGTGGGAGGCGCACCCGACAAAGGAACAGTATGTTGGCATGAGTGGCTATGTTGCAGTTACACACTCCTATGCGTACTCGACGAAAGACAGCCCTTATGAAAACAACTGGCTTGCAGCACCGTGGTATGCAACTACCTACGAAAAAGACAAGCAGTTTTTTAACCCGGTTGGAACGGTGGAACATAAAACGCCGGTCACTGTGATCGGGCAGGAGTTGACGGACTGGCAAAGCGGGGTTTGTTGCTATCATGGATTTCTTTTGGTGGAGCGGGTGGACAATGGAGAACAATTTTATATTTCCGTGACGGACTTTGTAACGGAACCGTATTGGGAGGTTACAAACGCAAACGATGTAGGGGCTGGAAACCCGTGCCTTGCCGTGTACCACCAGCGCAGCGACTACTACCCGGTAGACCGCGACGGGAAAAAATACAATGCGGCGGACGGTGAAGTGGTAATGATATTCGGCGCTACAAACTGGGGTGGCATAGACAGAGAAACAAACCAAGTAGATGTTCTTGGGGCAAATGGCCGGGGGTTCTTCAACGCGGAGGATTTGACGGTGATCTACTAAGCACCGGGCACAGAAAAAATATTTTTTGAAAGTTAGCAACTTTGACAGGTTTTGTGTGGTATATTAGTAGCATGAAAATATAAAGGCTCGTGGCGGGAACGCTGCGGGCCTTTTGTTTTGGGCCTGCCCGGCGGGGGCGGGCTTTACTTTTTGGAGGTGTAGAATGCCGAAGCGGAGCGAGAAGCGCGACACCGCCAAGGCTGAATATATCGCCAAGAAGAAAAAGGGCGAGGAAGTAAGCCTGCGGGCGCTGGCCGGGGAGCTGGGTGTGAGTTACCAAACCCTGCGCAACTGGAAAGCGGCGGACAAGTGGGAAGAAGCGTTACCCAAGAAAAAGCGCGGCGGGCAGCCGGGCAACCAAAACAGCAAGGGCAAGCGCAATGCAGCAGGCAGCCACGACGGTGCGCCGCCCGGCAATAAGAACGCAGAGAAAGACGGAGCGTACAGCACCGTCTTTTTTGATATGCTTTCTGCCGAAGAATTGAAGATCACCGAGAGTGTGCCGCTGGGCGGGCGTGAGGCGCTGGAACATGAAATGAAGATTTTGAAGTTCCGCGAACACAAGATACTGGCAAAAATTGCCGAGTATGAGAGCCAGCCGGAGGACGCGCTGTTTGTGAGCAGCCTTTTGGATATGCGCACCCCCGGCGGGCGGGGTAAGGACAAAAAAGACGGTGCCAACCAAACCATGGGTATGTACAGCAAGGACAGCGCCTTTAGCCGGGTGCTGAAATTGCAGGAAGCGCTATACAAGGTGCAGGGCCGCATTGCCAAGATTGCGGAAAGCCTGCGGGCCTTGGAGGAGAGCGACAGGCGCATGGCGCTGGAAAAGCAGCGGCTTGAAATTTTGCGCATGAGAGCCACCGGCGCGGTGGATGTGCCAGACCCCGACGGGACGGCGGCAGATGATCTTGACGCGCCTTTGGAGGAGGACACGGAGGAATGACACTGTACACCAGCAAGGTTATTGCCCAGTGGTTATGCCTGACCGAACGCCGGGTGCGGCAGTTACGCGACGAGGGCGTGATTGTGGAGGCAAGACCGGGGCTGTATGAGCTGCAACCCACCGTGGCCCGGTACATCAAGTATTTGGGCGGAGCGGGAAAAGAAAGTCTGAACACCGAGCGCATGAAGCTGACCGCCGAAAAGCGGAAAGCAGCGGAAATGGACAACGACCTGCGCCGGGGCGATTTGCACAGTACGCAGGATATTGAGAAAGGCATACAGACCATGTGCCTGAATATCCGCAGCCGGTTTTTGGCTATGCCTGCCAAGCTATCGCCTACGCTGGCGGCTATGGACGGAAACCAAGCCGCTATTTTTGACGAAATGAAAAAGGCTATCGACGAAACGCTGGAAGAATTGAGCGACTACCGCGTGGCCTTTGCTGTGGAGGACACTGCCGATGAAAGGACAGAAGAAAAATAAAGACCCCTGCGCGGGGTGCGTGTGGAGAATTTGGACAGGCGACGAAAGCGGTCTGTGCTTTTTCCCGGATTGCAGGCGAAAGGAGTACGACAGACTGTGGGGTAGCAAAAAAGCAAAAGCTGCTGGGAATACCGCAGGCGACAATGGAAATGCTGGCGCGGTGTGTGGCAACGCTGAAACCGCCCCCGGAGCTGACACTATCCCAATGGGCTGACCGCTACCGTATGTTGAGCGCGGAGAGCAGCGCCGAGCCGGGGCGGTGGCACACCGACAAGGCACCGTACCAGCGGGAGATCATGGACGCCATAGGTGATGCGCACATACGGCGGGTAGTTATCATGTGCGCGGCGCAGTTGGGCAAGACCGAACTGCTGCTGAACATCCTTGGCTATTTTATGGCCTATGCCCCCGCGCCCATCTTGGTTATGCAGCCGACCTTGGACATGGGGCAGACATTCAGCAAAGACCGCTTGGCCCCGATGATACGCGACACGCCGGTACTGCGCGGGCTGGTGGATGTGAAAAGCCGATACGCCGGGAACACGATCTTGAAAAAGAATTTCCCCGGCGGGCACATCACCATAGTGGGCGCGAACAGCGCCACCGGCCTTGCCAGCCGCCCTATTAAAGTGCTGCTGGCCGACGAGGTAGACCGCTACCCCGGCAGCGCCGGAACCGAGGGCGACCCGTTGAGCCTTGCCCAAAAGCGCCAAACAACATTTTGGGATAAGAAAACGGTTATGGTATCGACCCCGGTTATCAAGGGGCACAGCCGCATTGAAACCGAGTACAACCAATCCACCCGCGAGGAATGGAATGTGCCGTGCCCGGAGTGCGGGCATTACCAGCCTTTTGTGTGGGCAAACCTTATCTTTGACCCGGACGACCTGCAAAAAGAGATCGTTTACAAATGCGAACGCTGCGGGTGCGTGGCGAACGAATACCGCTGGAAACAGCAGAGCCAGCAGGGCCGCTTTGTGGCGGAAAACCCCGGCGCAGAAACGCGGGGGTTCCACCTGAACACGCTTGCCTCCACCTTTTGCGGATGGAAAGAGATCGTGCAGAAATTCATAGTGGCGAAAGAACAGCTTGACCAAGGAAACCCGGAGGGCATGAAGGTTTGGGTAAATACCGAACTGGGTGAAACTTGGGAGGAGCGGGGCGAACAGGTGGAGGACACCGAACTGTTCAACCGCCGCGAGATTTACGACGCGGTGGTGCCCGAAGAAGTGCTTGTGCTTACCGCCGGTGTGGATGTGCAGGATGACCGCTTTGAGGTTGAGATCGTGGGTTGGGGCGTTGGCAAGGAAAGCTGGGGAATCCGATACCAAAAGATTTACGGCGATATGCTGAAAGAACAGGTGTGGGAGGACTTGGACGCTTTTTTGCAGACCGTGTGGTGCAAAAAGGACGGAACCGCGCTGCGCATTATAAGCTGCTGCATTGACAGCGGCGGCCACCACACCGACCAAGTGTACCGCTTTACCAAGGAACGGTACGAGCGCGGCGTGTGGGCGATCAAGGGAAAGGGCGGTGCCGAGGTGCCCTACATCCGCAACCCCACCACCAACAACCGTGTGAAAACGCCGCTGTTCATCATTGGCGTGGACGCGGGCAAGGCGCTGTTATACCAGCGGTTGCGCCACAACACCAAGGGGCCGAACTACTGCCACTTTCCCGCGAACGAAGAAGCCGGGTACGATGAAACCTACTTTAAGGGCCTGACCAGTGAGAAGATGGTGGTGCGGTTCCGCAAGGGGCGCAGCGTTACCGTGTGGGAGCTGAAAGACAGCAAGTACAAGCGCAACGAACCGCTTGACCTGCGCAACTATGCCACCGCCGCTTTAGAGATTGCCAACCCCGTGCTGGCAAAGCCGGAGCCGGGCATGGCGCAAAGACCCCGGCGGGCAGGCCGCCGCCGCATTACAGGAGGTATTTAATGGCTATTTTTTCAAAAGAAATGTGCCGGCAGAAACTGAATACATGGCTTGCGGCGGAGGAAAGTGTAGCCACCGGGCAAAGCTATCAAATCGGCACAAGAATGTTGACGCGGGCAGACCTGAAACAAATCCGCGAGGAAATGGAATATTGGGCACAAAAATTATCCGAGGCGGAGGCCGAGGAAAAGAACGGCGG